CAATCAAATTACAAGTTGAAGTACAAAAATGGTTTTTAAGAAATTTTACAACAGGTTCTGCATCATGTTCCCAACTATTTATATTATAATCAAATTTAGAATTAAATTCTGGACTCAATATTAAAACATCTGGTTTATCATCATTTTTACAATTGTAAAAAGATAAAGTATGTACAATTTTAGTCATAAATAGTCTTCTTTATAAATATCATCTTCCTCAATCCAATCATAATCAACATAATCCACACCAGGACGGATATCATCCAAATACCCATATTCTTGATCCTCTTCATAATATTCATCACAATATGGACAATCACCATTTTCATCTAACATATCACCACAAAATTCACAAAATAAATAATATTCATCCAACATATTCATACCTCATTATGAAAATTATATTTCTTTCCAATCCGTTTCGAAATCCTATAAATCATACAACCATTACAACCACAAAATTCATCTTCATGGTTATACAATTGACCTGTTTCAATTATAAATCTAAGACAACCATATAATTCTCTCATATCAAATAATTCATCATTAGTCATTTTATACCTTCCAAGATCGAAAACTAAAATAATCTCCTAATACATGCGCTGCATGATCTACAGTATGTTCTGCCCAGTTATAATAAATATGTTCCGGTGTATTCGGAAATATTTGTTGATAATATTCTATCATAGTATTTATCCACTCGGCCCTTGCATTTAATTTCATTTAAGCGCCCTCAATAAAAGTACCGTATCACCAATCCTACTTCGCATAGGAGTACCGACCGCTCTAATATTATCCATAAAATGTTTCAGACCTACTTTACCTTCACCACAAACTTTAACTACTGTTTCTTTAGGTTTACGAACCTTTTTACAGATGCTGGTTTTTTCGTTATAATTCACAATTGATTTCCGAGATACATCAAGTGATTTACCATCTTCTGCACGATATACACCAAGTTTACGTGTCTTGGTATTATATACCCAAAGCTGTTGAGCACCTAATATATATTCTGGATCGATTGAATTTAATTTCAATTCCGGATCAGATTTTTGGTATACAAATAATTTCAAAATTTGTTCTGGTTTCTTTTGTTTCTTTTTACGTGGTTTGCGGGCTTTCTTTACCGCAAAAATTAATTCTTCTGAAGGCGCACCTACTAACCAATTATATAATTTCTTTAACGTTCCGGGTGTGTAATTTTTATATGCTTCTTTAATTTCCTCATCAGAATCAATTTGATCCAACTCGGTTATTAAATTCCTAAATCGGTTAGATACTTGAGTTAACTGGATTTTAGATGCACCTGCTTTTAAAACAGTATCCGACATACAATCATCGGCAAATTTCTTTTTCTTGACCAATAAATTATCAATTGCTTCATCCACAATTCCCATACATTCAGATACTTTGGAATCACGGGCCCTGATTTTGGCAGGTCTATTTTCTTCTCTTTCAAATTTAGCAACCGTTTCTTTAATAAAAGAATCCACTCGGGATTTATTATCAAATCGATCATATTGCAACGGAGCACCACGCATAATACATCGTGCTACAATTGCTATTGCATGTGGACGGCCGCATATAAATGTTTTTTCTGAAAGTTTTTCTATTTTCTCCACATACTTTGGAAAATACTGTTGAGTATATTCAACCAAAAACTTCTTCTTTTTGGCATCACTTGAAAAAATATTATACCAATTACAATGTTTTCCTAATTGAATCTCAAATTCCATTTGGGCTTCGGATTCAGTTGATAAGTGATTGGGTATTTCCCATTCGGGTTCTGACCCGCCCAGAATGGTATTAGATAAACGATTTGTTTTTCGAATTTTCTTGGGTGTAATATCTATTCCCGCAAGATAACTCTTCTCTTTTTTTTGTCTGCCCATGTTTCAAGTATGACAGTTTTTTACATGGATGTCAACTAAAATCTTAACTTCGTCCTGGTGAATATCGTGACTTACTGAAAGATACATTCTTTACATGAAGTTTTCCGTCAGAACCTCGAACCACACGATCCGGAACATTATGTTCTATTTTACCAAGAACATCATTTGTCCAAGAGGCTGGTGGTTTTTTAATTCCTAATTTAATTGCATCTCCTAATGCAGGCGCGGATGTTAAATGGATATGTAAACATTTTTCCGCATGACATTCAGGACATGGTTGAGTTTCAGGAAATAAATAATCAACCATATGAAGTTGAGTTTCAAATATGGTTTCACATTGGTCGCAACGATATTCATAATTTGGCATAATATTATTTATTAATTCCCATGGACCATTATATGTAAATGTTGTAAATGATCTACATAAAACGTTCTCCAACCACAAACACCAGTATCAAAATAAGTGACCAAATCAGTAGGACCTAAATTTGTCGATTTATTTAAATCATTTGATTTAGGTAAACAATCGGTTGGAATAAAATCAACATGTAAAGTGCCCTCTGCAATCCTAATATCTCCATTTAATTTTTCATAAATTAATTTACAAAGTCCAATTCGAAGTGCTTCTAAAACTTCATTTTTATTCTTTTTTGTTTCTGTCGGTGTCATATTAAAATTCCTCTCCATCTCCATATATTTTAACAGATTCAAATTCTGGTTGCATATTATTTAAATTAGGATGTTTCCAATTTTCTATGGCTTTATCTATTACATTTCGTACTATTCCTTGACAAATAGCACAATTATCATATTTTAATAAATATGGATAATTATAATTATGAAACCAAGAATATCCAGGACCCAAAATCCAATTTAATCTTGCTGTATCTGAATTCATAATAGAAAAATTTAAAATCTATTATAACCAAAACCACCCAATAATAAAATAACAATAATTACAATTAAAATTGTCATCATAATTTTACCATATCCTCTCTTTTTAATACATCATACTTTTGTTTCTCAACCGCCTCTTGAAGTTGCTGCCTAACAGCTTCCACAATATAACGGCAAAATAAAATTTCCCGTTTTAATTCTTCAGCATTATTAATATTATCCAATGTGGTCAAAATGATCTTAAGAACATCTGCACCACCGGAATCGTAACTTTTGTTGGCCAATTCTATTACTTGTTTTTCAGTAAGTTTTTTATTTCCGTTAATAGCCATTACATCCTTTCCATTTCATCATATTCATTCCTAATATTTTTTAATTGATCCCACCATTTCCATGGTTCTACGATAAATTCTTGTGCACCTGTTTGTTCATTAGCCATTAAAATTACACACTGTTCTACTGGCTTTTTAGTTCTTTCAAAATATGCATAAGCGTAAAATGAAGTCTGAATAAAATAATCTTCAATCCATTCTATACGTTTAGGTCTCTTGGATCCTTTAAAATCTATAATAGAAAGTTTACCATTATAATATGCAATTAAATCTACACGGCCCGCGGTCTTAAAATAATCAGAATACAACACAGTTTCTTGGCAATGAATATTTCCAATCCTATGAATAAATGGCATTAAATCATCAACCAACATTTGTATTAACATTGGATGATCTTTAATACTTTTATTTTTTATTAATTCCTCAAGTGCCAGATGTAATGCAGATCCCCGATCTTTGCCCCATCTGGATTCTTCATCCGCTACATCATCACCAACACGCGCCCTCCATGCTTCAAGGACTTCGCGTTTTAATGGTTCTAATATTGTTGTAATTGAAGGATATATATTTCCTTCTGGAGTTCTATAAAGTCTTCTTTTAGAACCATCTTCAGTTACTTGTTTTGCAACCTGCGGAATTTTTATATTTAAGTGATTGAAATTCATTATTGTAAATCTGCTTGTTCTCCACGATATTTATATGCGTATTCTTTATCTGCTTCTTCCATTGAATATTTTTGATATCTATTTTCTAATTTTTCAATCGCAACATCCAATGCAGATTCAAAAGTAATTCCAGTCATTTTAGAAAGAAAGTACTTAATAAATGGTCTACTTCGTCTATATTTATATTAAATTCCAAACTGGTAGGCCGCATTTTCAACCGAATTTTACTTACTTCACTAATTAAAACGGACAGCCGATCACGTCGGACTACAACTTTCCAATTATCATTTTCATCCAATATAATTCCACGACATTCTATTACTATTGGATCGTCTTTTGGTGATTTTATAGAGTCATAAGTAAATTGTACCAAATTCGGATACTTTGGGTGGCGCTTGATGTTAATAAACCAAGGTGGTCCTTGTAAAGTTGAAAGGATAGTTTCATTAGTAAATTTACCACCGTTTTCATTTTTTAAGAATTTTTGGATTTCAAGCATTTTTTCTTCCTCACAATTTTCCGTTCCAAGGTAATAGTTTTATCTATTCCGGCCGGTACTTTTTGTTTCTTGAGATTTGAACAATAAAATTCATATAATACATCTACTAGTTTATCTCCATCTATTGGAAATTCTTCTGGATATTTGAGTGTAATAATTATTGTTTCTTTCATTGCGGTTTCTCCCACATAACATAAGTGGCTACAATTTCATCTTTATTTACAATTGCATAACCAGAATTAGTCGGACTATTATACCACCACAACGTCATATTAGGACGAATTTGATTATAAAATGGCATTATTGCATCCCTTACATCAAATGGCATTCCTCGGATAAGAGATTCTGGATCCACTCGCTTTTGGAGCATTATATCTCCCGATCCATAAAACATTTTGGGCTGGCGTCGTTGCAACGGTGTTTTAATTTCAGGATTATTATTTATCATTTAACTTTTACAAACTATGTAAGCATTTACAACTTCACCATTTCTTACAATAGCATATCCACTAGATCCGCATAAAAATCCAATATCATCACACCACCAAATTTCATCACCAGGTAATATAGAATCTTTAAATTCCTGTTGTGCTTTTAATAATCGATTCACATAAGCAAAACGAGCAAAACGATACTCCAATGGAGTATCATCCAAATAATGTTCTGGAATTGGTTCAAACACCAATTCAGTTTTCTTCACTAATTTAGATTTTAAATATTCAGGATTCATTCTTCACTCTCATAGTTTTCATATTTCTTCCACATGACAAGTGCCATCATCTTCCAAAATAGCCACATGCCCCATATAATTAAATGTTACTGAACTGGAACCATCAATACAATAATTTTCGGAGTCAGATGTTATTATTTTATCTTTACCAAATCCTGGATTATGAGTATGTCCTACTATTTGGTTAATTTCTGGAATGGGTTTAAATTCTCGAAAATCTAACCAAGTAAGGCCGCCAGTTGGATGGTTTCCGCCCCGAGATTCACCCGGTTGTAAAATTTCATCCACTTTTTGATAAGTTTTTAAATTAAATTTGGCTTTATGACTTAAGAAATTTAAATGTTTCCTTTTATCGGCAACATTTTCCATACCTTTGAAAAAATATGGATGAACTCCTGCATGAGAAAGTAACCAATTTTTCTTATTAATTATCATCCAATAAAACAAGCGAACCTTATCCCATGTTTCTGTTTTCATTGCAGAATTAATATATAATTGTTTCCATACTCCATGTCCGCTACAACTTAAATCGCGGATACCAGTATATGCATAATTTATATCATGGTTCCCCATGAGACAAATATGATTTGGATTATTAATAAAATCCGAATGCATTCGGGCGACTTCAGCTACATCATTAGGAGTATCATTATCTCCATGTGTATCATACCAATCCCCGAGAGATATCTTTTTTTGTATATGGTTATACTTAATCAGAATTTCATTTAACTGATTTATTTCCTGATGAATGTCTGGTACAATCAAATATGTCATAATAACTATTATATCACGGGCGCATAATAAAGTCAAGTTATATCTTTTGGAAAATACTTACCTAAAATATTACCATTATAAAAAGCGGGACTTCCATCCGGAAGTTTGGTACGAAGAACATCAAGTTTAATTTGTGTTTCCGTTTCGGCATACGAGACTGCTTTTTTCTTTTTAAAAAAATGAAGAATTTCTTTAGTAAAATTCTTTTCTCCTAATTTTTTAATATCATTTAAAAGCAATTCACTGGATCCCCAATATTCGCGCCAGTCACTTTCTTTAATTACCACTTTCCTATTCACACGACCGGCAACCTTCTTTCGGCGCCGAGACCAACAAAATTTTTTACCGATATATTTTTTACCAGTTTTATTATTAGCGATACAATAAATAAAACCCACCTGACCTTCAGGAATTTCCGAAATTTCTTTTCCTTGATAAATCCAATCCACATATATTATTTATGTGTATCCAATCTCTTTTTTAATTTATCAATTAATAATTCCAAAATTACATCATTTTTATATAAGTATAATATAGATCTAATTTCAGATAACATCCATTTATCTTCAATAATTGCACCTTTGGAACGTTCAATATTTTGTTTGGCTGTCATTTTATGATCCAACTGATAATATAAAATAACCTGGTTTCTTTTCAGTAAATCCTTCTAAAAATAAATCACACAAATCATGTCCCCAAATGCCATATGGTCCTTCAGATTTGGCACGATTTAATAATCCAGGAACACGACCAGGATTATCTTCTTTTTTATAGATTTTCTTATATCCTTTACGGACTGCATTATAAAAATCTTTACGCGTAAATCCACATGAATGTGTAAATTTCAAATCAACCGGACTAGAAAGTGGATAATCAAAATGAATTATAATTTCTTCTAACTTTGTAATTTCATCTTTGAGATTATAAACATCCGGTACCTCTGTTCCGCTTTCAATATGCCAATCCGCGTTATATTTTTTCATTTTATTTACTCTCAAATTTCCAAGTACCTTCAATTAATGTTTTTTCCAATTGATCTAATTTCAACCGACTGGTACGGACCCACCGTTTAAATTCATTCTTTTCTTTACCAGGAGGCGCATGTTTTAAATCCCGATAAAATTGATCAATCCCTATACGGGTATCAGAAATCATTTTATCAATTTCTTTCCGAGATAATTTTTTAGTTTTCATAATACTTACATCATAACATAAATAAAATGGAATGTCAAGCCAATTTATTTTATCGGGCAAACACCACTTTGACATTCCAAAGATTCTAATTCATTTCCTATTTTTATTTCATCCACATTAATATTTTTTATTTTGGAAGATAATTTTTCATATTGTTCTTTAGTTATTTTTTCTTTTGGTGCTTGTTTGAATCCGTGTTCATTGTGGCAAAGAAAACTTATTGTTTTTAAATATTTAAAATTATCATTTAACCATATTTTTAATTGTGGTATTTCTTCTTTTTGATAATAAATAGTTACTGAAGCCGCTTGATCTGTCCAATATTTTTGTACCATTTTTAAAACATCTAATTGCTTCCAAGTATCCCAATCTTCATCAGCAACTGGAAATCCATCTGGGGCACTTATATAAAAATCTACAACTAAAGTATTTGGATTAAATGTATCGTCAAAATTAATTGTTGGTTCAATTTTATGTCCAGATTTTCTTAATAATGGTATTAATGGATCATTAGATGCAAATCTAATACGTTGTATCATGTATCGGCTAAAAGCCGCATGTAATCCTTCATATCCACATTGGTCCATAACTTTACTAATAGTTCCAGAAGGTTTTATTACCGTTGTTCTTATTGATTCATTTATTCCTAATTCTTTAGAATATTTAACATTTTCCTCTTGAATAGCATTATATACTCTATCCAAATTTTCTGGTGTAAATAATTTAGAACCCAAACATCCAGTAATTCCTGTTCCAATTCTTCTATTTTTCTTTATTACATCACTACTAATTTGATGATGATATTTAGATAAAGTGACTCGTTTCCCATAACGATGCATTAACCGGGCCGCATATTCAAATTCTTCAATATTTTCCAAATTCATTAAAGACAATTCTTGTAAATTGCAGGCCTCACCAGATTCCAAACAGGCCTCTCCACATTGTTGGTTATTTATACAAATATATTTATTTTTATTACTTTTTGTTTTTTCTAAAAATCCACCAAAATAAAAATTATGAAATTCATCAACGGTACCATTATAAACATCTTCAGATTCACATTCTTCTATGGCTATAATTTTATGATTAAAATTTAAGGCACTTTTTTTTAATTCTTTCCAATATCTAAATGGACTGGATATTCTAGAAATTTCAAAACTAATTCCAACTTCTTTGCAGGCATTAATCCATTCTTTTTTAGATATAAATTTTTTCTTCTTATAAAGATTTAAATAAACTTCTTTTTGTTGTTTCCGAAGATTTTTTTGTTTTTTCTTATTACACTTTAATAGAGACTTTTTTCTGATTAATTTATATTCCGGATGATTTTTATTTGAAAGAATTAAACCACAATGTTGGCTACAAACCGATTGTTCTCTTCTATTAGCCAAAAGTTTAAAATATTTATTACAAATTTCACACTTTTTAATAACCACAATTTCATTATTTTTTATTTCACAATCATATCCTTGTTGTAATAAATTTAAATAATTTCTAACCATTCTTGGATCACAATCAATATTATCATATCCTAATTCTAATGCAACTCGTTTAGATAAAGTTTTTAAAGTACCAAAAGATTTCATCCTAAATTCCGAAAAATTAGTAGGAAGATTATTTTCATTAGCGAAAACATACCATTCTTTAGTAGAAAATCTTCGCTTTAATTGTTGTGTTAATTTTAAAGCGTATTGATATAATTCATTATTTGAAATACCAGAATAATTTTTATTATTTTCTCCGGTATTATTTATTTTTTGTTTTTTTCTATATTGATTCCACTTCTCTTCAGACCATTCTGTTTTGGCTCGCCTCATTGGATTTAAATCACCAAACATATGTTCAGAATGTAATTTATCATGATCCTTTTTAGACATAATTTTCAAATTATTTGGATCATTATTTCTACCATTAAAATCTTTATGATGAACTACATGTCCTTTAGGAATTTTAGAATCATAAAAAAATTCAGATATCAATCTATGTTCACAACAATTAACTGTTTTTCCGGTATTAACCCAAAAATAATCTTGTGTTTTAGAATTACATTCAGGAAAAATTTCCTTAAATGATGCTTCAAATCTTGTTAAAATATGTAAACCATCTCCAATTTTTAATGATTGTGCTTCTGCATAAGTTTTATCATTTTTTAATAATTTATGATTTTTGGTACATTTAAATACATGTCCATTTTCCAATGTTATTTTAATTATAGGTTCTTTAAATCCTGTAATTCTAGGATTTCTCATTAATCTAATAGTTGCATTGCCATTATTATCTCTACAAAAAACAGGAACATCTTTTTTTTCTTCTGATAATTTTTTAATTGAAACAAATCCTCTTCCATCAGCAACATAAACTAATGAATCACCAGTTATGCAAGGATTAATACCATAAGCAGTATCCTTTTTTAACTCACCCATTCTACCATATTTTTGAATATTATTCCTATTAATTAAACCAAAAGGTTCACCGTGTTCATATGTTTTCCAAAATAAAGGATGTAAATCTTCAATATCATCACAAACTACAGAATAATTTGCACATGATCTATATGTTGGTAATTGTCCCAAATCCCATCGTTTAGCTTTTAAATATTCTTTATCCCATGAATCTCCTAATAAAATAATTGCGGATCGCCTGACATTTCCTGAAACAACCATTTCACCAATAGCACAAATAATATCACCACCATCAATTGGTCTTAAATATTTTCCTTCACGATTTTTAAAAATTTTATTTAGATTTTCAATAAATTTAATTAGAGGTAATGGTCCAGAAGCCTCTCCACCAAAACCTTTAATTAATTCACCATAACCACGAATACAAATTGTCGAATAACAAAAAGATTTTCCTGTAACAAAAAAACTTTCTAAAACTCTGCGTGTTAATTCACACCAACCTTCACGACTATCAGGAACTATTAAATCGGCATCTTTAGTTAATTCATGAACAATTTTTACATCTTTTTTGACTTTAGGTAATTTAGATATAAATTTATTTTCTACACTCAAACCCACACCACCACCAAGCATAAGTAAATCTTGTCCAATTATAAAATTATTCCATTCAGATGAATCTAAAAACCAACAATTATTTAATGCAGCACCACCAACACGTTCATTATACGGTGAACCAGAATACCAAAGTCCTCTACCAGCAGGTAATGCTTTTCGTTCTTTAGCTAAACGTAAAAGATCTTGTATTTCTTTTTCTGAAACATTATGTCCTTTAATATTTCCTTGAATTACTCTTTCAATTGTTTGATCCCAATTTTCTAAAATTCCATTATCTTTTCTTGCATAAGTTCTTTTAT